TCATAATCCATAAAGGACATCGTGCCAAGTTTTGCTTTTTAGCTGCTCCCAGGTATTACCGCTTTTTACCTCAATCCACAGCTGATAAGCGTACTCGATCACCAGCTTGATATTGGCTGGGATCGTGTCATAGATGGAGGTGTACAGCGGCGTAAGATCTGGCAGCTTCTCCAGGCCACGATAAGTAATCCGCACGACGTAAGGATCAAGATGCTGGGTAATGGATACCGGCACGCCCAGATAAGCCTCAACGATCCGTTTTAGAGTGTCAAGATTGATTGGCGGCTGACTCATAAACTTAGCACGGATTGCCTGGCGCCGAGACTGCAGATCATCCTTAATTGGACTAGCGATCTCAAAGATAGCTTCCCAACGCTGCACAGTCTCGGCATCCATTGACATAATGTATCGATTATCCACAAACTGCCGCAGCAGCTCATAATAATGGCTCATATCAATATCAATCACACTGGCCAGAGCTTTGATCTCCAGCAGCTCCCTATATAGCTCCGGCAAATACTCTTGATAAGTCTTAGCCGGCTCAAGCCGCTCCATCAGCCTGCCTCCTGCAGTGTGATCGTGCCGATGACTGGCACCTCATACGACTGCGCTGTTTTATCTAATGCCAAGTTGGCTGCAGCACCATTGATCTGTACATTAACTGCATCCAAGATCCCGGAGACATTTAAAATAGCCACGGTAACGCGACTCTGGAAGATGGTTGACTCGTCAAACGGGATCGATTCAATGTAAGCCTTAATCTCGGTAATCGCTTTTTGCCTTAGGAGCTCAAAGCTCTCACCTGGCTTAATCCGCAGGCTAGCCGTGATATCGATCACCTTGTCTTTGCTGGTGGATACGGTCACAACGTGCCCGATCGGAGCCAGCCCACCAGTAGGATCGTCAGCAGGCTGGAACAGATCTTGGACTTTTTTGATCAATTCCGCGGAAGCTGTGCGGCCGTCAGCGTTGCCAATCATCAATAAAACCGTACCGGGTCCGCCCCAGATCGGAAATACTTTGACGGATCCGACGCCCTCGATTGCCAGCGTTTTCTCCTCATAATCTGCCACATTTCCACCAAACGGCGATCGGCGGACATGATCATAATAGCGCTCACGCAGCGAGTCATCCGTCTCAGCGTCAGCGCCCTCAAGCAGCACTTCTCCCAGTTCTGCCCGACCTAAATTGTTGATATTTTGGATCGGCAGCAGATCACCCTGATACTGGTTGCCCAGGATCCCAGCGATCTCTGCCTCAGCTTGATAAACGCCAGCATCAATCTTATCCGTCACGGCAAGTGTAAGATCATTAATCCTAAACCGGCTGCTGATCGGGATCTCCAGAGGACTCCCAATGTTATCGTAAGTCCTGATAACTCGACGAGCTTTGACAGCCTGCTTGCGCTCCACACCAAACTGGCCGACACATCGATCCAGCCAGTCCTCAATCGCCGTATCTGGCAAAAACAGATTCATGAGCCACGTAAGCAGCCAGTAAGAGCGTGATAGCTCAAAGCAAACAGGGGCGAGTGTAGTGTAAATGACGCTGCCCTCGCGCTTGTCATATCCATCTGGGACACGACTTAGCGCGTCGTCCAGCAATGTCTGGTAATCATAATCCTTCACTCAAACCCACACTCCTTTTCTCATAAAAATCTCCGTAAATTGATGTGACTTTAAATTTGACTTGCAGATTCTCACCGACTTTGTTGATCGTAAAATCATCGACATCAATGATCCGCTCGTCAATCATCAGAGCCTCTCGGATCATGCGTCGGACGTCCCCTAGCACATAATCCAAGGGCTTGCCGATCAGATCCTGCAGGTCATGCCCAAAATTGCGGCTAAAAATCTCATGCTGAAATCGCGGTACAGAAAGCATGATCCGGACAGCCTGTTTAACGGAGTCCAGCTCATCCACGAGTCCGCGAATCCTGCCGCTGTCAGGATCCACTTTAAATGTTTTTGCCTTATATCTCATGGCAACCTCCCAACGATCGCATAACGCTGACCGCCTTGCTTTTTAATCACAACCACCCGGGATCCGACAGGCAACTGATCATGCAGCGTGATTGTTTTTTTAACGTCGTCAATTGTGATATCCACCTGCCGATTTGTGTATTGATCTGGCAGGTCAACCATGTTCGAGGGGATAACGACACCAGTTTTCTCGATCCGGATGGATCCAGCTGCGCTGACCAGCGTTGCATACAATAAGTCACTTAATCCTGCATTATCCATGTAGGCAGCGACTGCTTTTTTGATTGCATCATATAAACTCGCCATATCATAAACTCCCATCTATGACCAGCGTCAGATCCATCGTGTGGATCCCGTTAGACCACTTGTGGACGACTTTATCAACGATAGCCCACAGGTCTATCCCGCAGTCATTTAAGATCACACGGACACCGCTGCCGCCCCGTACACGTACGTCACCTAAGGCGGACATGGTCAGGGTTACAGTCTCTCGATTTTTTAACTTAAGCAACATGTTGGCCTTGTCGATCAGCTGGGCGTCAGTACCAGACGTCACTTTTTCAAAGTGTTGTAAAATGCCCCACTTGCCGATGTTATTGCCATCCCGGGCGATGTAAATATCTCGCTTGCCGGTCTTTTTATTGTCATACGCTAGCTTGACTTGGTTATAGGTATCCGAGTCAATACTGACCTCGTACTCATACTTAAAGCCCAGCGACTGCTCACCCACGATAAGCGGCAGCCGCATATCCAGCAGGTCAGTCAAAGCCAAGGCACCAAAGCGATCGTACAGACAATAATAATAGCCGTTGGCCATCAGATTGTCTGAGATCGACTGATACGCCATGTCCAGATAGGTCTGGTTATCAAAAAGATAATCATCCAGCGGGATTACACTGTTGGCTAGGCCGGCCACCCGCAGCTGCAGGTTGGCCGCAATGACCTCAATAAACTGCGTCAAGCTCATCTGCTTACGCATAACCGTGTCCTTAGCCTTGAGATACCGTAGCTGATCATAAGCGGTCAACTGGATCCGTCTATCCTGCGTGCGTCGGTGCGCAAAAACCCGGCCGGCAAACATGTCAGCGCCCGGGCTAAACGTTAAATATGATCCATTGGATGGAGCGAGATCGGGTAGGATCGTGAACTCTAGCTTGCTCGCTCCGTTTTTCCAACAACTGGTCAATGTGACATTACCGGCGATGTTTTCGATATCCTTTACCCCACCGCACTCTATAAGTAAGCTCATCCGATAAACACATCCAGTCCATAATTGATCTGATAGCGATTTTTATCTTCCTGGCTTTCTTCTTTTTTCTCAGGCAAATAGGTATACTGGATCGGCTGATCCGTTCGTGCTAGATAGTCGCGCATAGCGGAATCATCATAGTCGTAAGTAGCTTGATAAAACTGTACGAATCCCCCATTCACGACCTCGTTCAAATAATTTCTGTCCGCTTCTGGAGGCCCACAAATAACATGCATATAACCTGTGTCTTGCTCCGCTTTAACCTTGGAATTGTATGAGCTACCTATTGCTTTCTGAGGTAGAGCTACCGGGATGATACCTGGTCTTTGAATATAAGGAATTCCAGTCTCAACAGCTCTTGCTTCCACATACTCAACCAGTTTAAGTCCAACTTCATAACAGCCGTCCTGGACTTCCTTCTTTTCCAACTGCTCGATATAGACCAAAGCGGATACGCCGTATTCTGTCCCGTTAGAGATAACCAGGCGTTGCTGGATACCGTTTTTGATTTTATCCTCAAGATAGGCGATCACCTCAGCTGGAGCTTTAAAGTTATCACTGCCTAAATCGTTGTTAGCCAGTAACATAAAGTCAAAATTCCAACGTTTGAGGCTCGTGTCCTCCAGCTGCGGGACATTGCCTTGACCAATTACCGCATACTCCTTAACCTTGCGCTCTAGGCTGTCTGTGACGGTCTCAGGATTAATCGGCAGCTGCAGATCGCCGATAAATATAGCGTAGCTCATCAATATGCCCCCTCTGCCTCGTTGCTGATCATCGCTGTCAGCTCGTTGGCCAGCTGATCGGTGATACCATTAATATCCGCTGTCTGGTTGACCTGGCCGATTGTAACCTGCATCTGTGGTGCTAAAGTAGCAGTGCTAAACTTCGCGACGTAATCACGGTTGGCGAGATCCATCAGATACTTAAGGTTATCCTCCTCGATCTGCACGTCCCCAGACACCGATATCGGCTCATCATTGGCTACATTGACGTCTAGTGCCTTCGACGCCGCGAAATCCTTATTGAGCTGATCGTAATTAAGATCTTCGGCAAGCGCGCTTTTGGCTGCATTAGCTTTTGATGTAAAATAAGCCAATGCCGCACCGCCTGCAACCAATGCTGCAATAATCCATACTAATGGATTAGCAAGAAGAGCAGCGTTGAGGCCTAGAATTGTAGGTGTTGCTTTCCCTGCAGCTGTTCCAAAAATTGTTACACCAGCCGAAGCCAGAAGCGACATGATCTTCAATGCTGTATATCCTGCAGTTAATGTCCAAAGTACGGGCACAAGCACCTCCGCATTATCAACCACAAATACCATAGCGTTACCGATTAGTGTTGCACCGGTTGAAAACAAATCGAAAAATGGCTGGAACTTGCCAGCGTCCAGCATCTCCTGCAGGCGGGCGATGATATTAAGAACCGGCTGCATTGAAGTGGTCATATTTTCTCCGAATGCGTCCTTGAGGTTGGAAGAAAACATGTTGAGCTGCACCATTAAATTGCCGGTATTTTTGTCAACAACGGACTGTGTCGCGCCGAACTTAGCCATCTGCTGATCAATGTAATCCAAGCCACCAGAGATGTCTCCGGTATCAAAATAATCGCGCAGCGTCTCGCCAGAAAGGCGGATACCGAAGCGATTCCGCATCGACATGGTGTCACCCTCCAGTGCTTCTTTTAACGCAAAGACCGCGCCCTCAGAGCCTTGTGTTGGATCCTTGGCATACAGCCGCTCTGTCATTTTAAATAATCGCGTCATGTCGTCCAGGTCACGGGATACTGTGTTAAACGCGGTAAAGCCCTTGGCCAAATCAGTACGACCTAAAGCGCTGCTTTTGGCATAATCGCCAATATACTGATAGATCCCTGCTCCCAGCTGATCATTGCCAACCAGAGCCTGGATCGTGTTGCTCTGCGCTTGCTGCGTTGCTGCGCCCTGGATCCCGGACCACATCAGATCAAAGGCTTTTTTGACGGCGTAACCAATGGATACAAAGCCCATCAGCTTCTTGCCAATCTTGTCCAGAGGGTTAATGACTTTGGCCTCCATCTGTTGAGCATTATCGCCCACGCCTTTGATCGCGTCTTTCATTTGCTCGGTGGCCTGATCTGCCCTTTGCGTGTTTTTGACGATCTCCATCAGAGCTTTTGAGTATTTATCATCCAGGATAAATGTTGCCGATAATGGGACTGCTGCCATCAGTCATGCCTCCTTTCCGCGATCTTTTTGTTTTCCTCAGCGGCCACAGAGAGCGAGGCGTAAATAAACGCCTTCTCCTCTTGCGGCATTGCGGCCAACTGCGCGGGAGTAATCTTAAGATTTTGCAGGACGACGTGGGCAAGCGCCATCTCGCCGCCCTGCCTGATCAGTTTTTTGCTTCTTCAATTTTCGCATTCAGGTCATCATAAATTCCGGCAAGCTCAAAAACCGCATTCCGCAGCTGTGTATACTCGCCGATCAGCAACATGCGCATTAGCAGTTCACGCTCGCCAAGTACGCCATAGGCTTTCTGCAGCTCTGCATTTTTCAGATCTGGAAACACGACGGCAGCGGCAATCATGTCCGCTTGGTATCCAGAGTTATCAAAGTCCTGAGATCCGTCTTTTTTGGTCTTCATGTTTTGCTTCATCAATGACTGTGCTTCATCGGTTAGAATGGGTCTAATCTCAAAGGGTACAGGCTCGCCATCCTCGCCCAGAAATCGGTCAGAGATAACAACCTCTTTGTTTTGTACCTGCTTCGGCTGCAGGAATGCGGCTAAACTTTTACTCGTCATAGTGCCTCCTTAACGTGACAAAGCCGGCCTAATAAGAGACCGGCTTTTTAAATTTATCTAAAATATCGTAGTCACCAAAGATCAGATCGCTGTCCTGCGGGGCTGTCTCACTGGCCGCTTCCTCGATCGCAAGCAGCGGGATCTTTTTGAGGATACAGTGATACAACACAACCTCAAGCCGACCAACCTCTGAGGCTGGATCATCATGGTAGCCCTGGATCGTGATCGACGGGAAGACGCCTGTCTTTTTGTATTCCGCTAACAGATCAATAAAGTCGCTGGTCATGTGGTAAAAAGACATGCTGCCGGACCCTTTAAGTCCGATCGCCCGGCCTTGTTCCATCCGGCTGCCCAACAGCTGCTTTTCCCACGTTTTGACCTCAACCGTGGCCGAGAGTTTTGACAATTCAAACAACTTGCGATTTTGTCCATCGATCGTAATGTATCCCGCACCTTCGGTGCACATCGGGATGTTTTCAATGCGCGTTTTGATATTTGCCATGGCTATTGCACCTCCACATCAATGTAGATCTTGTCTACGGTATCCGTCGGCTTGACGGCCAGCTGGATATGCACAGAGTCTTTATCTGTCAAAGCCTCAACTTGGATATCCTCGGCAGCATCAAAATCCTCGATCGCTCCGCTGGTCTGCAGCCCGTTAAGATACTCTGCCAATGTGCCTTTAAGTAGATTGCGGCCGTCCTTGTTGTTTTGTACCTGTCCAATGTAATTGGTCTCATAGATGCTGATCACGTCGCTGTGGATCGCATCGATGACCCGGATTACCTTGTTTTTGCGGTAGTCTTTTGGCTTTTGATTGTACGTTACCAGAGTGTTGATATCGTACTCAATAACGATGCCTTTACGCCGCACGCTAAAGACCAGCTGACCATCCAGGATTGCCTGCTTGATCTGATCATCTGTCAGCCGCGGACTGCAGTCTACCGCACCGTCTACTGCCGCAAAGGTCAGCGACTGCGTACTGCCAGCGGCTGCACTAGCACCAGCGACATAAGCACAGGCGTCCTGCGCAGCCACGACTGTGCCATCGTCCAGGATAAAGCCATTTTTAACGCTGATCACTGCCTCACTGTCGGATCTCATATTCTCGAGCACTGCCTGCATCAGATGAGAATCTGCACGCTCAGCTTTAACAAAATCGACAATCTTGTTTTTGATTGCCTGGTCAGTGCTCGTGCAGGTGATGATGTTAAAATCTTTGATCTTAGCTGCAGCTAAAAACGCGTCATAATCAGCAGCTGCAGATGGAGTATCCGTGGCCCCAGACAAGCGGACTGTCTTATCCTCTAATGCTCCGGATCCTGTAATCGTGACAAACTCATTGGCCACAAAATCCGTCACTGCGTCGATCACTTGGACATCCATCTCCTGCGTATCCAGGTATGTGCTGATCTGGTAACCAACTTCTAACGCCTTAACCTGGACACTGATATCATTGCCCCGAGTGCCCTCGTAAAGAGCGGTTGCCGTAATCCCGGATGCCAGCTCGCCGGCCGCCTTAGTACCACCATTAAGCCGGTAGACAAGCGCTGTCTGAGCGTTTTTAAGGATCAGCTTAACTGGCAGCATGGCACTGTCATTAAGCTGATAGCCTAGCTTATGCAATGGGCTCTGATCCTGTTGGATCTCTGTAAACCCCGGAGCGCCCCAGTTTAAGGCAAGTGGGATTGCAACGACACCGAGATTATCCCTAGTCAATGCCGTCAGCTCAGCATTGATGTTAACGTAGACCCCCGGCCGGGTTTTATTCGTGTTCATCTTCTTTCACTCCTTCCTCGAGTGTCATATTCTGCATATCTGGATCATCAGGATCCAGAGCCTGCCGGATATCCATCATAAACTGGACGTGCAGGACTTTCTGTTCCCGATCATAGGTGATCGTTTTGTTTTTAATCCACAAAAATCTGTCACCAAGCGTCAATTGCCTGAGCGGTAGCCCGAAGGCATCCTGAACCTGGTAGACATCATCCATAAAGTTAGGCTTGCGATCATCCGGCAGGTAGTCGATCACAAAAGGGATACCGCGCCGGTAGTAATCCTTTAAGCTGGCTACCTCATCGATCTGCAGCGTAGTAATAAAAAAGCAAGGCAGCTTAATGTCTTGCATTACAGGTCCATCATAAATTTTGACGTCAGGATACTGGATTTTTATCCAAGACGCGATCGCTTGTATCAGATCATAAACCATGCTTGGCTTTCACCCGCCTTATCTCTGCATCGTAAATCCAGGGCAGTGCTCTCTCTGCCGTTTTCACGGCTGCTTCCAGAAAAAACTGGCCAGGGACATACCCGGTAGTGATCCGCTCGCCTTCAATGACCGTTACTAATCGGTGCCCGTTATTAACGTAGATCGCATAATCAACGATATTAATAAGATATTTTCTGACAGTCCCTTTACTTGTCAAGGTATCGCTTAAATGCCATCCGCGTCGCAGTGTGCCACCTTGGCGCTTAACTCCCTTATGCTTACTCTTTTTTTTGCCTTTTTTTGTAGATTTACTGCTTTTATTTTCGTATACACCTACTGGCGTATTCTGCACAGCTGCACGTTTCATCACATTCATAGCCTCATTGGCCACTTTTACCTGAGATTCTTTCAGATCCACATCCAGCTTTTTGAGAGTTTCAAGAAACTCGGCAAAGATGTTATCGCTCATACGTCCGCTACCTCCTGGCAGGTCACCTCTAAATGGCTGCCATACCGAATCGCTTTACCTGCAGCTAAGACATAAGTCAGCCCCTGCTTAGTCACGATCAGCCGATCACCCTGCTTAATCTCGATTTCAGGCCGGACAAAGACCTGGAAAACGTTGACCACCTGGTATCGGCCCACGCCATCAGGCACGGACATCGTTTTAAGGGATAAATGGCAGCGTACTCCCGTTTTGACATCAACATATTGCTCATTACGATCCAATGCACCAGCCGCTGCTGGCTGAACCCGCTGGATCGTGCAGCTATCCTCTCGCCGGCTGTCCAGCAGGTCTGCCATTGTTGCCGTCACCACGGGAACAACCTCCGGTATTGATTAAGCTCATTGCTATAGCTATTGATAATCGACTGCAGCGTGACGGTCTCCGATCCGCTCTCAAATTGGACTGTTGCATCTCCCTCACTAATAGACTTAACTCGTTGGTTAAGTCCATCCGCCGCCTTGCCTGAATTGTGCAGCTGCAGGGCTGCCTCTATCCAGACCTCCTCCAATTCTTCTGGAACAAGCGCCTGGATTGGGATCCGGCAATAATTGAGGATGGAGGATCGGATCCGCGTAACCGCTGAGGTCAGATCCTCCTGCATTAACTCTGGGACTCGCATGACAAGCTGATCCACGATATCTAAAACTTGTTTTTCCGCCTCAACCCGCAGCTTCGGCATTTTTCTTTTCCTTGCTTTTCAGCTTGCCTAACTCCGTCTTTAATCCGTGGATCGTCTTCTCTGCTTCCTGCAGCTTTTCTTTTAGCTCATCTAGTTCTGCGCTTTGATCCGGCTTGATCTGCGCTTTCAGCGCATTGATCTCAGCCAGATGCTCGGCATAACTGATCGTCTTACCGCCAGTTGCCGGCTCGACGATATGTCCCTCGTCGTCGATCACATCGTAGCCGTCATTGAGATAGGTTGCTTTGTCGCGATCGTCGATCAGCAGTTCGCGATTGCGTCTTTTAATTCTTAACATGGCTTTCCTCCCTTATGCCGCATCTGGCTCTTGAATAAATGCAATAGCGCCCATCTTGTAGTCCAGCGCAAACATATCCTCGAAGGATTCTTCAAAGTACAGCTGCTTGCCCTTGGTCTTTGCAGACGGCTCATCCAGCGCCGCAAAGGTGTAATTGACACACGGCAGCACGGCCGTTGGATGGATCAGCAGCATGTGCAGCTGACGCGCCGAAGCACCAACCTTCCAGCCCTTCGTAAAATCGTACACGGTCTTCATTAATTCCGAAGGTACAGCCGGCTCAATCATGACCTCGTCAATGCGGCTGATATTGCGGTTAACGGACTTCTCACCGCCCTCTGCGCTGATGATACGCTGGATGTCCTTAGCCTGCTTTAACAGCGTCTTGACGTGCGGAGTAACGTACAGGATACGTCCCTGCTGCGGTACACGAGCCTCATCCATGGCCTCCATCAGCTTGTCAAACTCGGATAAAACGTTATCAACAGTCAGCTCCACTTTGACAACCTTGTCAGCATTGCTGACGATGTAATCAGAGTACAGCGCGGAGATTGTGTAGGCGTCCATCTCTGGGAATTTCTGTTCTTGGTTGTACACCTTAGTGGCGTTTTGAATGGCCATGACACCACCGGTCTGCTGGACGTCCATCGGATGGATCAGCGTCTCCCAAGTACGATGATTGCGCAGCTGCTTTGTGACCCACTCGTTATCATGGTTGCGAGTAAATCCGCCGATCGTGTCGCGATCACCGTCGACTCGGCCGCTTGTCGTGATGTGCGGAATCTTGATAGTATCCGCATCAACTACCTTGTAGATATCTTTGTTCGGGCTGTTCCAGAGTGCTCCGAAATGAAGCACATACGGGAATGCTTGAAGTAATGCTTTAGAATACAGTTCTGCATAGTTTACTACTGCCATAATTTTGAATACCTCCTACTGTTTTGGCATGTCTTTTAATGTGGTAAAGCCGAAGTTAAACTCGGATCCTTTTGGTGCTCCTCCTGCGGGCGGAGTAAAGCCTCCAGCAGCTGGGTCCGCACCTGCAGGTGCCTCAGCGTCAAACAGGTATGCGTCAGACTTTTTTAGCGCTTCCAGCTGATCGTCCAACCCAAGCACCTTGTCACCATCCAGCTTGATCTTGGACTCATCCAACAGAGCCCGCGCAGCCTTAGGGTTCTTGGCCTTTGCCCGCATGAGCGCAATCTCAACTGCGCTGTCCGTGCGGATCTTCGCTGTGTCTTGGTTGTATTTGGTCTCCCAATTCGCGGCCGCCGTCCTGAGCGTCTCGACATCGACGCCGTCCCACTTTTTGATCTCTCCCTGCAGGTTTTTGATCGTCGTATTGGCGGAGGCCAACTCTGTCTCTTTGGCCTTAAATTTGTCAGCGGATACATAACTGCCATCGCCGATATTACCGATCTTGATCTGCTTATCCTTGTTTTCGGCTTTGCCATTGTATGCTTGGATCGCGCTGGCCAACTGGTCAAAGGTCAGTGCGCTGTCGCCAAATAATGCTTTTAAAAAATCCATGTTTTCCTCCTTGCGATTGATTTAATTTATATATCCGCGGCCACTCCGCGGGTGTCGCTTGGCGTGCATTTATATCCCGACACGCTGGGGATCGTAAGCCGTTTAGTGCCGTGCTCAGGGCATAATAAAAGGCCGCATTTTCTGCGACCTGATATTAATATTTTGTATGTAGTCCTGGTTTTGCTTCGTTTGCAATTTTCTCGTCAAGAACGGCTTTGCACCAGCTTGGTGCTCCCTCAACAAGTTCGTTAATGTAGCGCCCGTCATTTTCCTTAAGCCAATGCCTTAACTCTGAGAATTTGCAAAATTCAAACAAAGGATGATCTTCATTGAATTCCATTTCAAATAATTCCTCATCTGTGTAATCTTCAATTTTCTTCTTCATTAAATCACTCCTGTTAGAATTTTCAAAACTTCCTTTGTGAATTCAAAACCATGACCAGAAAGCTCCAGCCCTACACACTCTGCTAGCATTTCACTTGGACTGTCTTTACTATAATCTGAAATCAAAGAGTAAAGAGTTTTCCATTTATCAGTATCAGAATAACACTGCATACTAGCAAGTTCAAGTACATTGGTGGCTGCTTGACTACTATTCCACAACCATTCCATTACTTTTGTATCTGTTGTCGTGCTCCTGATATATTCACCTTCCAGAACATGCCCTATTTCATGATAAACAATCGACTCTACTGTAGTTGATGGATGGTAAAACGCTTTTTTTACCTGGTAATTTAGAGTCCTCTGCAACCTCCTGGGATCCGCAAACAAATTTGGATTCAAGCTAAACGTATAGCTAGAAAGATCAGCCGAAGGCGAAGCTGCCATAAATCCATTGGTAGACTGTTTTATTTCAGTAATTTTTCCGTTGAGTTGAGGATAGCTTTGAAAAATTGAATCTAAGGCATTAACAACCTTTTCTGTGGAATTAAAATCTAATCCTGAGAAATCTACATTATTAATTCCGAGATTATTCTTTGCGTAATTTTCTAAGTCAACAGTAGATTTAAAGTTCTGTGTTGATTTCTTTGAATTTTGCAAATTTCCTGTTAAGCCCTTTACTTTGCTGTGCAATCCACCGTATTTTTCTTTCCAATCCTTGTACTTCATGCCGGCCGGAATTTTTTCAGTCTTGCCCGTCGTTTTACTTCTTGCAGCCCGTGTCCACGTCTCTTCCAAACCCTCGGTCACCGGCGCAGTCGTCGTGCGACACCATGGGTGGAAGGGTGGGCAGTTCTCGCCTTTTTGCGCTTTATCAACGTCAAACAGCTTGCCATCCATCTCCTGGCAGATCTTGCTGGTCTTGCTGTCGAGCGTGGCCACAATCTCATACTGTTGTACCCCACTAGCTTTATAAGCACTCATCTGGGCATCGGTATGGACAGCTGCACTCTCAGTGTAAAGCAGTCGATAAGCCTCGTACCGTCCAACATTAAACTCCTTGGCAAACTCTTTTGACAGCTCGTAAGGGTTACGCCCTGTGGCCATCGCGTCTGTTAAAGTCTGCCTTACTCTGTAGTTGAGATTTTGCTGGTTACGCCAGATCGACTGGCTAAAGGTAGCGCCGGCAACCGGTTGGCTGATGATCTCGCGGATTAGGTTCTCGTCCAAGCCAACAAAATCCTCGTGAAATCCTCGATACTGATCGATGTCAAACAGAGTCTTGTAAAAACTGTCCTCGCAGACCTTGCCAGCGGTGTCCTGGATCATTTTCTCGGTCTTGCCTGTAAGGTTTTCCATGATTGCTTTCAGATTCGTTTCCAGAGCCTGATAGCGCGTGATTCTGGACTTGGTGGATAAGTTCTCCAGCTCAAGATTAAACGTTCCTATCAAGCTCTTAGCGAGCCGTTCAAAGGTTTTAAGATCACCTTTAAACTCCTTTAACTCTTCAAAGTTCAGTAACTTCTGCGCTTCCGCGTAGCTGATCTTGTTATCCTTGGCATAGCGTGCCCAAAAGTCCCGGATAACCGACTGAGTGTCCTTTAGCGCGTCGTCAAAAAAGTGTGTCAGATCCTCTTGCTGCGCCTCGACGGTGCGCTCCGCGGCTTTAAAGCGATCCTCCGATCGTTTCTTCCAATAATCAGCGCTGCTGTTACTCATCTACCGGATCCTCCGGGTCACCACCAAACTGCGGCAGCTTCATCATTTCTTCCTTGCGATCTTTTTCTTCGGATTTAATCCGCTCACGCTCGCCCTGCCAGTTATCCACCAGCGGGTGCTCTTTGGTTTTGGTCTCGTCCGACATAACGGAGCTTGGCGTCTGCGCAATCATCTGCACAATCTCCAGATAGTTTTTAGGCTTGTTGCGTGTCCAGGTCTGCTCGATCTTTGACGGCTCACCTAATCCTGTGTCCCGGTTGATTACTCTGATCAGCTCGTCGATCTGCGGTCTAAACTCTGTCTCCATCATGCCAGCTTTAAGCTCCAAGAGCTGATAGAGATAGTCCAGGTAAGCCCCGGACGCGTTGCCGATCTTATCCGGGTTAGGATCAACTGCCATCGCCGCAATATAAAGCTGCACCTTGAGCAGCTCGATGAACTTACTGCGGGCTTCGTGTGGAATGTCACCGTGGACGATCTCAAGACCACCATTTTCATCGACTCCGATCCACTTGGAGGCTTTAAGCATTTGCAGAGGATCCAATGGCACAGGCTTAGGGTTGCCCTCATCGTCAAATACGGTTTGCTCACGCGCGCCTTGATAGTTTTTGATGACATAAATGATCTCCTGGATATCGTCGATGTCATTGGCAAAACCGGAAAACACTTTGTCGTAGACGTCGATCAGATCCTGATACATCTCCAGATCGCTGGTCGCGTCGGCATTGTTACGGAACTCAATAAAAGGGATCCGGCCGAACCGATTAGGCAATACCTTGGGACCGGTAAAGCCTGATTGCTCCGGGTGCTGCTCTGGCTTAATGTCCTTAAGCAGCTCTGACGTTTTGCGCAGAAAATAGCTGCACTCTTTGTCATCCCAGATTTCGTACCGCTCATAGGTCTCCCCGGCATCATCCGTCATTGCGTAGGTACGGATCAGGTACTTGAGTGGCAACTTAATGTTATTGACATCGTAAACAGGCAGGATCTGCTCTGGGCTGACCCAGTGATACTGCAGCTGTTGCTGCTCGTCGATGTAGTAATGCAGCCACGCCCGCCCCCAGTTGGAGGCATCCAAACCCAGCTTTTTTAACACTCTGCCAAAATCGCTGCCTAAAGTCTGTGCGAGTTGATCATTGGCCTGTGGGCTGCCGATATCGAGCTGCGGAGGATAGGTAAAGAGGTAACCGATTTTTTGATCAACAAAGACTTTGTGGTAGTTAGTTGGGATCCGATTATCGGCAGACTTGAGTGGATTTTTGCCCAGATCACATAAAAAGCGATTGATCTCGTCAATCGCCGCAGCTCCTGTCTGTTTAATCTTGGATCGGTTGTGGTAATACTCCTCACCTCTCTTTGCGTTGGCCAGCTGCCGATCGCGATCTTTAAACGCTGCATTAAGCAGCTTTTGCGCTTTTTGTAAGTCCATTTTACCAGCCTCCTATCCTTGTGCCTCGTTTGATCATCTGATCCTCCAGGCTGTACCTGGTGGCGTCTATGCTGTGATTGTTTTTATCGGGATATGATCCCTTGAAGTTGCCGTTTTTATCTCGCTCCAGCTCGCAGCTCGAAAACTCCCGAGCTGTATTAGGGCAAAAGCGTGGGTCGATAATGATCTCGTTGAGATCTTGTAGCCACTTGATTCCATGGTCAACAGATCCGGGACCTTTTTTAGCGCCGATGATCCGTAAGCCGAGCTCTCTGAACTCGTTGATCGTCCGCGGATCCTCGCTGTCCGCGACAACTAACTGGTTAAGTGGATTGAGCAGCTTGATCTGCTGGACTGCCTTGGCATTGGACAGCCCAACCTGATACAACTCGCCGAAAATAAAAAGACGTCGGCGCGTCTTGTTGAAGTGATTTTTAACATAGGCCAGCGGATCTGCCGCAAAGCCGAAGTCTAAGCCATGATGGATCTTGTCAAAGACTGCCAGCTCATCGTCCGTAATCTCCCGGATCGTAACGTTATCGAATACCTGACCGCCTGTACCGGTTGCCTCACCGAGATACTCGTGCCGGTAAGCCATCGGCTTGTTGCGTTTAAGCTCCTCAGCCTCGATGTAAAACTGAGGACCAAGCCACTCCCGCGGAACCGATCGGTAATCGCTGTGATGCACGATCGTGTCCTCTCGCGGCAGAAGCACGTCCTGGTTAACCCAATTGTTGATACTCTTAGGCGGGTTCCATGAATAAAACACCCAATACCGATCACCACCGCGCATCAGGGACTGATTGATCGTGCGCTCCTCCTCGTCTCCGTCAAACTCATCGCGCTCCTCGTACCAGGTGTACGCGAAGTACCCGTGCTGCAGCTTAACGGATTTAATCTTTTTTGGCTCATCAGCTCCACGGAAGACGATGCGTTGACCAGTTGGCAGGTAAGTTAAACCAAGAGGCGAGTATTTAGGCCGCCATAGGTGATCGACGCCAAGCTTTTCGATGGCCCAGAGGAGCTGCTCAAAAACGGACTCCTCAAGATACCTGCCAACTTTGCGCAGCACCATCGCGTTAGCATCTGGATTGGACATCATGCCCAGCACGATCATGATACTGATAAACGACGACTTAGTAGATCCACGGCCGCCGGCCAGCTTGTAATGAGTGTGCTTGTGCTCTGTGATATCCCAGTACAGATCGTAAAAAGACGGGGCAATCAGCTCCGTCAGTTTAATCCGTGTCGGTAGGTTTTGGGATATCATTGATAATCTCCACTTTAGATGCGCCCTCGATGCTGATGTCCTGTTTGTTGCGCCAACGATCTGGGCGGCGGTTATTGAGCCAGTAGATCTGTGCGGTGACATCAGGTGCGACCTGCTTGGTTGTTGTTTTGGTCTTTGTACCATCAGGACCAACCTCAGTGCACACCTCATCATACTCATATCCAATCGCACGCTTATACAGCGCACTCTCGACACGAGCATCTGCGACCTCTTTATTGACTGTTAAGGTCTGCATCAGCTCCTCGTGCTCTTTTTTATACCCGCTGAACGTGCTCTCGGATACGCCGAGCTTTTTAGCGATGTCCCGCTCAATCGAGCCATCACGCGCCCACTGAGCGATCAGATCCAGCTTTGGCTTAACATGTGTCTCATATTTACCGCGCATCCTATCACCTCCAATAGATTTGTTCTGAGATCGACACTTTTCGACAATTTCGTTCACTTTAGACAACATTTGTCTATTATTTCAATTTATGTCCTTTAAACGGCTTGAATCCGGTGTTATTAGTTATACTCTCAAATTAAAATAACTTTGAAAGGAGGAAAAAT